CAGTATGAGAAGAGAGAAACACTTGCAAATGTCATTCCGTTTAGACCAAAAAGAGGGTTGGAAGATTTGCAGCTGATCGACATCTCACGACCAATAAAAAAGAGCGCATGGTCTGCAAACCGGTAGCGCGCCCTTATTAAATAATCCAATTACAGGATAAACGATAATAGGAGGAAAATCAAGATGAAAAAATGGGAATTTAATGATGATATACCGGCAGAGATGGCGGTAGAGTTGATTCGAGCGGTGGCGAGATTTTATGAAACTATTAATGATGAGTATATATCGTCGACTGATAGAACAGTTTTGGCAATATTAGGAATCGAAAGGGTTGGTGAGCTGCATGATTGAGCCTATCCCTAATTACGACGACAGAAAGACTGCACCGCCGGATGAACCGGAAGCAAAAGGGTATTGTACAATCTGCGGTCAACCCTTTTGGGAAGGAGATGCTATTTACACCGTAGACGGATGTGTCTGTGAAACGTGTTTGAAGGAAAATTACAGAGAATTTGCATAGGAGAGATGAAGTTATGACATTTGAAGTATTGCAGATCGCAAATAAAGAAATTAGCACGATTGACGTAAAAGGCAAGCAGTATGCAGAAGTGAACCAAAGAATCAAGGTTTTCCGCATGTTGTTTCCGAACGGATCTATTACTACTAAGATAGAGTCTTTGCAAGATGGCATGTGTGTGATGTCGGCAGAAGTAAGGGACGAATTCGGCTCTATTCTAGGCGTTGGACATGCCTATGAAAAAGAGGATTCAAGCTTTATAAACAAGACATCTTACATAGAAAACTGCGAGACTTCGGCGGTTGGAAGAGCACTTGGAATGTGTGGAATTGGAATTGATACAAGCGTTGCGAGTGCAGAGGAAGTGTTGAATGCCATAAAACAACAAAGCGAGTCAACTCAGATCACAGCAGCGCAAGTAAAGACATTAGAATCCTGTATTCCGAAACACGGCCAGACCGTAGAAAACGTGTGCCGTTATTATAAAGTCACTGCTCTGCAAGACTTGACCGTAAGACAATTCATGGCGCTTATGCGTAAGATGGGTGAGGAATAATGAAACTCACCGGAATATTGAAAAAGCCGATTATTGATTACGATACACTGCGCCCAATGCTTGTGTTTGCTTCAAACGAGGACTTTTCGCAAGCCTATGAAGAGTTGAAAGGTTATGACAAATTAAGCCTTGAAATCAAGCCATATCGCAAGAAGAGGAGTCTTGATGCAAACGGATATTATTGGACTTTAGTCGCAAAGCTGTCAAGAATCATGAAGATGTCTAATCCGGAACTACATAACAAGCTGTTATGCGAATACGGCTATCCAGTCATCATAGATGGACAAGCAGTCAGGACACCGCTTCCAGATACTGAAGAGACTGACCGAAAGGTGCGGGATGCAATGGAATACCATCTGAAACCCACAACAGAAGTAAAAGAAGGAAAAGACGGCGTAACGTATCGGACCTACCTTTTAATGCGCGGGTCCAGTACATATAACACTGAAGAGATGGCACGTCTAATTGATGGACTGATTGACCGTTGCAGAGAAGCTGGTATGCCGGATTGTGAGATTGTATCGCCGGATGAAAAGCGAATCTTAAAAGAAAGGTATGGTGTCAATATTGACCAAAAGACTGGAAAGCATTTTTACTGATGACATGAATCATTGCATGTTTACTGGAAGTTGTGATGTGGAGCGACATCATATCTTCCACCATACACATAATGAGAGGATGCTGAGCGAGGAATATCGCTTTATTGCACCGCTTCGCCGGGATCTGCATCAAAACGGAAGGTTTAGTGTGCATCAGAATCCAAACGGAAAACTTGATATTTATTTAAAACAGCAGTGCCAACGCTATTATGAGGAGCATTGTGGCACAAGAGAGGAGTTCCGGCAGGAATTTCACAAGAATTATTTATAGCCTTATGTCTCTTAGGAGTAAGGAATATATCACATGTAACTTGTAAATTTGTTTCAGTCTCCTGCCGATTACGTCTGTCCGGCAGGAGAGAAAGGAGAAAGCATGGTAATTACAATCCCGGGTAAACCGGTTGGAAAAGCAAGACCGAGATTTCGCAGAGTCGGAAATAAGGTTTTTACATATACAGCACAAGAAACGAAGGACTATGAAAAGAGAGTTGCTGCTATTTACAAGGAAGAGGGAGGGGAAATTTATTATGACACCCCCGTCAGAGTGCGTATTTTAGCCAAATACCCTATTCCAAGTAGTTGGTCTAAGAAGAATAAGGCTAAAGCATTAAAAGGCGAGATTAAGCCAAATACAAAGCCGGATGCAGATAATATCGCCAAGATCATTCTTGATGCTTTAAATGGTGCAGTATATACCGATGACAAGCAGGTCACAAGCCTTGAGATTGAGAAAGTATATTCCGAAAAGCCTTGTGTGATGGTTTATATTGCGGAGGATGAGTAATGGCAGATAACAAAAAATACTACTATCTAAAGCTTAAAGAAAACTTTTTTGACTCTGATAGCATGGTTTTACTGGAAAGTATGCAGGATGGGGTCTTGTATAGCAACATTCTCATGAAGATGTATCTTAAGAGTCTAAAAAATAATGGGAAGTTGCTTCTGAATGACACAATTCCGTACAACACGCAAATGATAGCAACTATAACAAGGCATCAGGTTGGAACTGTAGAAAAAGCAATCGAAGTATTTAATCAGCTCGGTCTTATAGATATATTGGACGGCGGCATGATTTATATGTCTGATATTGAGCTGTTTGTAGGACAATCTTCAACAGAGGGAGATCGGAAAAGGGCGGAAAGATTGCGATTAAAACAGTCAGATAATCTGCAAATTGGACAAATGTCCGACATTCATCCACCAGAGATAGAGAAAGAGATAGAGTTAGATAAAGAGAATAGAGATAGAGTAAATTATCAGCAAATAGCTGATATGTATAATGCCACTTGCGTGTCATTCCCTCGTCTGACTGTCCTATCTGAGAAAAGAAAGAAAGCAATTAAAGCAAGACTAAAGAAATACTCTATTGATGACATCCAAAGAGCGTTTGAGATGGCTCAAGAAAGCGATTTTTTGAAGGGGACAAATGGACGCAATTGGTCGGCTACATTTGATTGGATCATGTGCGACTCGAATATGGCTAAAATACTGGACGGCAACTACGCAAATAAAGACAATCGCAGAACGGAGGGAAGAAATGACACCGGAGGACAAGCTGGAAGAGATGAAAGTCTCACGGAAATGGCAATCAGAGCAGGAATTGGGGACAGCTTCGAAGGATTCTGATGTGTGCCCTAAGTGCGGAGGAAGCGGATGGATTCCTTACGAGCAAGACGGAATGCTATTTGCAAAAGAGTGCGATTGCCGTGAGAGCGATTTAATGAGCCGTAGATTAAGTTTCGCTAACATCCCCGATACATTTAAGGACAAGGAGTTAAAAACACTTAAAACAAGCGTATACGCAACCACAGATGGCAAGCAAAAGTTTCTTACCGCTTGCAACATCGTAAAGCGATACATAGATAACTTTGACGATATGTTAGAGGCTGGCATGGGCTTGTATATTGTCTCTCGGACAAAAGGCAGTGGGAAAACAAGGATGGCTGCAAGCATTGCAAATGAGCTTGTGAAAAAACATAAAAAGCAAGTGAAATTTGCAGTGTCTACACGGATTCTGGACGAGATCAGAAGCACTTGGAAGAAAGATAGCGAGTATGCAGAGAGCCGATTGATAGATCAGTTGTGCTTGGCAGATGTGCTAATCATCGATGATTTTGGAGTTGAGCGAATATCTCCATGGGTGCAGGAAAAGTTTTACAACATCATAAACGAGCGGTACATACACAAGAAAGTAACGATCTATACAAGTAATGTGCCAATCGAGGAGTTAAATTACGAGGACAGAATCACGAGCAGGATTAAGGAAGTGAGTTATCTCATGGAGTTCCCGGAAGAAAGTGTAAGGGATTTAATTGCAAAGCAGCACAACAAAGAAATGCTCGAAAAATTGGCAGAAGAGAGTAAACGGTAGAAGTACTGAAATGTCAATTTCGACCTAAAACAAGGAGCAAACGAGATGAGGAAAATGGAAGTATGGCAGCATTTATCTATAAAGGGACGAAGAAGAAAAGAAAGAAGAAGGTGAGAGGCAAATGATATTTATGACAACAAACCGCACTGTTGTCCTTAGAGATGAGGACGGCAGTCGCCAAAGGTGTAGATGTGACTGTGAGAGATTTAAGAGAGTCACTAACGTAGGCAGAAGATATAAGTGTGCGAGGTGCGGGAGGGTGTATTTTGTTAGGGAGAAGAAATAAATCTTTGGAAGAGCATACATGGACAGAAGAGCCGTGTAGTTCCTTTCGAGAGGAGATAGAGAAGAGAATGAATAGAATTAAGAAAGTGACGAAGAAAAGCTATAAAGGTTGTGAAGCTTGCAGATGGCATAACTTAAATGGCGGCACTTGCAAAGGCGGTAAGGAAAGATGCGGGCAGTTTGTAGCGGAGAAGGAATGAGGTGAAACAGACATGCTAGGCAAATGTAAAGCATCAAACACAAGTATATGCGATTATGAATGTTGCTGCATAGAATGTCCGGAACATGACATTTGCAATATGCAGTGCGCAGACGTGGATAAGTACGAGTATTGTGTGGAGTGCCCGGAGTATGAGGAGGGGAAATAAATGGACGAGAAGAAAGTTAGAGAAGCGATAGAAGATTTTAAGGAATTATCTATCCAAATGCGAGAAAGAGGATTTAGTGGAGCTTCTAAGCATTGCGATTTGGCAATCGAAGCACTGGAAAAGCAGTTGCCGAAGAAAGTAGAAATGCTAACAGAATATAGAGATTTAAACGGAAATTTAATGTGCTTCAAAGCATTCTGTCCTAGTTGTGGACGTGTTGTGGAGTCTTATAGAAATAAAAACTGTCACGTATGTACGCAAGTGCTTGATTGGTCTGAATAATATATTCAAGTTCCCTGCGAGTTTTCTTTCGAGTTGACTCGTGGGGGCTGGGAAAGGTAGAAAATGAAACTATTAGATAAGCTTGAAAAAGATTTAATAAACGTATGTATTATAAGTGGAATAATTGTTTTTATAGGAATATTTTTTTTGGGATTTGGAAACGAAAATGTATTTTATAAAATACTTGTTTTATCAATGAAAAGTTTTTTGATTCTAACATCCTTATCTGTAATAAGAATTTTATTGCAGGTGTTATTTAAGAGAATGAAGGAGTGGGTATAAATGCAAGAACTAAAGAAATGCCCGTTTTGTGGACATGAAATTGATGAACAAAAAGACTTATATCTGCCTGAGAGAGATTGGCATCCAACATTTTATGACCCAGATAGCGGGGGCGACCCTATATACATACATTGTGAATGTGGATTAGAATTTTCGACAGGAACACATGATTATGCGGAATTTTTAGAAGCATGGAATAGGAGAGTGAAAGAATGAAAGAAAAGAAATTATATACTTGTGAAATCTGCAATACGGATTATACCGATAAAGAAAAGGCTAAACAATGCGAAAAAGGGCATAAGATGTTAGAGAAAGCAACGCTTGTTACTGGTGTGTATAAACCTATTTCTATGCAACCTAGTGGAGAACCTTATAAAATTCGTGTGAAATTTCCGGGAACAGATAAATTTATAGAATACAGAAGGTAGATTTGTTGGAGGTGGAGTGATGAAAACAATAATTTACACAGTAGATGACGAAGAACCAGATTGCAATAGATGCGATCATTGTTGCGGCGAAGATTATTATTGTATCAAACAATGTGGAGCAGAACATGGATGGAATGGATACGAAAGAATTGAAAGGGTGGAGGAGTAGCAATGAGAGTTATAAATGAACATGAATGTAAAAGCCTTTCGTCCCAAAATTACAATGATGAAGAAATGGCTGTGCAAGAAATGGTATTGGATACGAAACACGGAGCTGAGTACAAGGGATGGTATTTGGTCTTTTATGGTAAAGAGACAACTGTGGCATTTGGAATCAAATATTGTCCGTATTGCGGAGAACTATTGGAGGAATAGAGAATGAACGTACTAGAGAAGATTTTGGAAGAGATGAAGGAAAAAATGATATTAGTGGCAACGTCAAAGGAACACTATAACCAACCTCAGAATGGAAAATATGTTGAAGAGGTAATAACAATCAAAGATGCCGAAAATATCATCCGTTCCCACATGAACGAAGCTTCAGATATGCACGGAAAGAGGTTGATTGATGCGAATGCACTAGATGAAGAAGTGAGAAATTTCTTCCTCACAATTATAGGTGATCCAAGCCAAGCAATGGTAGTCAGAGAATGTAAAGAATCATTTAGGAGAATAATTGATGAGCAGCCAACAGTATATGAAGCTAATGATTGGATTCCAGTAGAAGAGAAGCTACCAGAAGTTGGCGAAATAGTAGAAGTTACAGTGCACTCATCAGAATGGATCGCGGATTACAGTTCGGGCTGGGTTCCGGAGGAAGAAAAAACATACCATGCAGAAGAACATAATGTATATTACGGATATTTAAACGGCAAAAGACAATGGGTATTTTACGATGACGAGAACTCGGAAAATATTTGCGAAAAAGAATTTGGAACAGACAAAGGCAGAGTATACGATGTTGTGACAGCGTGGAGATTAAAGCCAGAACCATATATCAAGAATCCAAAATAGACACACCCTTAGCATTATAAGCAGCTTGCAGGAATGTATGTATCATATCGGTGGTCATCACCATTCCTTCGGGAATTTGAAAAGAAAAGGGATTGTCTGGAATGGAAAGAAATTCCTGGTATAAAAGAAAAGTTTCATAAGATTCATATTTTTGATAATTATACATAGAAATGCCTCCTTAGATTTAAAAAAAAAGAATTGATAAGCCAATTATAACATTTAAGGAGCACATGGTAAAGGAGTAAGAAAAACCAAAACAGCATATTATAAAGTATCATGGGAAAGAATGGAGAGAATAAAATGATAGAAGCAATATTTGCAGTAATGCATCTTATTGGAGTAGGGATGATTCTTTTGGTGACGTTGTTCTTTGGCATACTTGCATGGTCCGCTAGAGACGAAAGGGAGTGAAGAGATGGAGCATAGAAGAAACCGCAGGCAGATGAAGATGGATCAGGAGCAGCACTATGACGAGATGGAAAGTCATAAAGCACCGGACAATGCCGTGAAAGCGTTTAAACGTCCGGCATGCCAAGAATATAGCGTTAAGCAGTGTTTGAGAAAATGGGGAGTTGATTTGAGTGGGAAGATTAAGGAGAAAGGGGATTGATGCCGGTGGACAAGCAAAGACTGAAAAAGCATAAGGCTAATAAGGAGCGGTTAAAACGACTGGAAGAGAAGATACAAGATCTATGCAGCACGGAAGCAGAGGAAGTGATGGGGAAGGTCCGAGGATCAAGCAAAGATTTCCCTTACACCGAAGTCAGGACGTCAGTATTAATGGCTGATCCTTATGAGCAAGAGAAGATTGATAAGCAGATTAGAAAGGCGGAAGCGGAAAGGATGCTGCTAAAAGCGGATATTGATGAGGTGGATGAGTACATAGAGGCAATAGGAGATCCGGAGATTAAGGAGATATTTGAACTGGCATTTGTGGAAGGAAAGAAGCAGCAAGAGGTTGCAGACATAGTTGGATATAGCAGAGGAAGAATTTCACAAATAATTAGTGAATATCTGAAAGATTAACACAATTAACATTTCACATATGTTATAATTATTCTAGAATGATTGTATTTAATCATTCACTCTCACAAGTTTTGAATTTTGCTCATGCGAAAGCACCTTGTCGAAAAAGATGGGGTGCTTTTAGAACGTTTGTTTGTATAAGTTGACTAAATAAGGGAAAGCTGATATTATATACTTGAAAGTGAGCAATGGGAGGTGGAAATATGATATCAGCATTAAATGTCGGAAATAATATATTAGAACGGGGTTTTACAGAGGATATAGATATTACACCTATGAAACTACAGAAACTTATATATCTAGTGTATAAAAGATATTATAAAGAGCATTCAAAGACATTATTTTCGGAGCCATTTGAAGTATGGAAATACGGACCGGTAGTGCGAAGTGTGTACGATAAATTCAAGAATTTTGGAGCGAATAGCATAAAGAAATATGCAGAAGAACCAGATGGAAGTATATTAATAGTAAATGAGGAGAAATCTGAGCCATTTAAAGAAGCTCTTGATTATGTGTGGGAAAAGTATAAGTATTATGATGGAATACCTTTATCAGAAATGACGCACAGGAAAGGGACAGCATGGTGGAAAGCGGCCAAAAAAGGTGCTATGTATTTAGATAACAAAGATATTTATGAGGAGGAAAATTTCGTATAAATGGAAGAGGATGATTTTTTATATGGAAAACCTCAAATAGAACTTGATGAGCCGGTCGAAAGAGATGGTAGTGTTGAAAGAGGATTAAATACAATTCAATTGAGAGAAAAAGATAAGGAGAGAAAAGAAAAAAGATATTTTTCTGCATTTAGATTGATCGTAGGTTGCTTGATATTTTTGGGAATTATATTTTTGATAGACACGATTGCAATTATAGCTTTTGGAAAAGTAAGTGAAACGACTAATGCTGTAATAGAAATTATTAAAACATTGTTGTTTACATTAAGCGGATATCTATTTGCCAGAAAAGAGAATGGAGATTAATTAAGGCACCCTTCGGGGTGCTTTTTCTAATGCCATGAATGGAAAGGTAGGTTCGATTCCTACACATGGCTTAGTAGCATATCACGGTAAATATTAAAAATCCGGAATGCCGTGGAAGTGCTACGGAGTGATATCACGAAATGCAGATATCCGCAGATCTGCCAAGTAAACAAGTAGACATGATCTATATTTAGTGTTTTAGTCCCCGAGTGCGGATAGGGGAGAGGATGTCAATAAAAGGCATCCTACGGGCGTATAGCTCAGTTGGTAGAGCGATGGTCTCCAAAACCATATGTCATCGGTTCAATTCCGATTGCGCCTGTTGTGGACTACTGCGACCTCCTTTCGTTTGATTTTGTGTTTTTGGTTTTGTTTTTCATTATGCGGTAGTCATATAAATTTTAAAAACCTTCGACAAAAGTATTGACATATGGTTAACCATATGCTATTATATACTTGTAAGGAGGTGAGATACAGGTGAGCAAGAAACGAAAGAAAAAGAAAAACTCCATAGATTGGATTGAAGTGCTAGTTCAAACAATCACAGGAGTTGTTTCTGGAGTGATAGCCGGAATTATTACTTGGCTAATCACAAAATAATGAAGGGCAAGAGGGGATGAAACCTCTCTTGTTAAATAAAATATAACACGATTGTTCATCTGTGTAAAGCTATGAGAATAGAAATAATTGTAGCAGTTGTAGTTGCAGTGGTTGCTGGAATAGTTGGAAGAAATTTATATCGGAAGTGGAGGGATGAACATGCCAAAAGGTAATCCTACTCCACAAACAATAGCATCCGAGAAGTACCAGAAGAAAACTGGTTGGATGACTAAAGGATTTAAACTAAAGCGAGAGGTGGCAGAAGAATTTGCAGAGGCTTGCGAGAAAGCTGGCGTAAGCCAAGCTGGCAAGATAACTGAATTAATGAAACAATTTATTGAAGAAGTGAATAGTAAATAGCAGTGGAGCATCTGGCAAAAGCCGGGTGCTTTTTATGTATAAGCATATAAAATGCAGGAGGTAGTGATGAAGATAATCAAAAAATTATTTTGTAAACATGAAAGAGTTGTGCACCACAGCACAGATTTAATCAGGCAGAAGGATGGCAGCTTTATCACGAGCCATAAATGGAGGTGCGAAAGGTGCGGAAAAATAATTCCGGGGAAGAAGTGATATGGGGAAGTTTTACGAGAGCAAGCGATGGAGAAAGAAAAGGGGACATATATTAAGACGCGACTCATATCAATGTCAAGAGTCAAAGAGATACGGGAAGTATGCAGAAGCAACGACAGTACACCATATCTATCCACTGGAAGAGTATCCAGATCTTGCATTAATGGACTGGAATCTCATCAGTATGTCTGCAGCGCAGCATGACCGGATGCATGATAGGAAGACAGATAAGATTACGGCTGCTGGATTGTATTGGCAGAGGAAAAGAAGAAGGGAGTTTGAAGAATGGAAAAAGTTAAGATGTATAAACTTAAATGGGCAGGAAAGGTAGATGAGAGTACAAAGGAAGTTACTGCAATATTGGAAGAAATAGTAAAGACGTGTGTTAATAGCTACGCATGCG